TTTGAATGAGAGAATACAAATAACCATACCGGGTCTCCCAATGAAGTTAAGCAATATTGTTGGCAAATGAGTTCTTTAGTAATAAAATCCTCATTACCTTCAATCACTTTATTTTGATAGGTCTTTGGTTTTACAGTTTGACCATAACTGTTGAGTTCTCTGCCCATTTCGGACATTAACTCAAAACTGTTAGAATATATCCTCATATTATATAAATATTTAACTGTATGACATTGTAGAATTAACCCAGGTCATATGCCAGTAGCGAAATACAAAATTATCAAAATCCTCTACCTCTTTCATTAACAAGGGTATATCTGGTTCTGCACCGTTCTTTTTAATCTCTAAAACTTGGTAATAAAATTTGTTTACTAATCCTATCCGCTTCTGATTTAAAAATTCCCTAGCTTCCATTGTTGTTCTTTTGTTTTAAAAGTTTCTTCTTATAGGCTTTACGTTGAGAGTAAGAAATTACATTCTCGGGATATTCAATATCTTCGTATTCAAGAAGTAATTCTTTTGCTTTCATTGATTTATATGTTTCTTCATATAAATCTGGTCTGAGCACTTTAAAACTTCTAAAGAATACCTTGAATGAAGAGAATTCCTTCTCTGTACCCTTTTGGAATTTTTTCCATATTTCTTTTATTCTCTTATTCCAAGCATTCTCTTCTGCCCCCTTAAGTACCTTCTTCAATGGCTTATGGGTATGATACATTAGAAGTGTCTCCACATTTCCGTACATTTGAGTCGCGAATAGGTTGATTTGTACTGACTGATCCGGACCATATACGTACTCTGACATTCGTTGAATTAATAGGAAATCGAATATTAACCTCTTGGTAATCTCCGAAGCCCGAACTACCATTGTAATAACTGGGACGTCCTCCCCGAATCGTTTTGAAAAAGTCGCTGCTATTAGACATTGTTTACCATTATCATGATGATTATTAAACATGTAAGTTATATTGTAATTCTGATTATACTTGTTTCTCAGTACTCTCAGTTTACTACGCAACAAGTCAAGCTTATTGAAATCTATGTAGTTATTCAATAAGCTAGTCCACTTAGTTTCTTTATAATTGAAACACCGCCCATAATCAAATTCTGGGTCTACCCATGCTTTTCGTATTTTTATAAATACATTATACACTACTGCTACCCCACTATTAGCCATAGCTCCTTTCCCAAATAGGATTGGGTCTAATCTTAGGAATCCCTCATTGAGTTTTTCCCATGCTTCTTGTGAGGTAGCAAATTCTAACGAATGGAGGGACTCCTCCGGATTAAGTTGAAGTCCCTCTAATTTATGGTTCCATCCTGACATGTTAATAATTAGTTTGTTGCCTCCATCTATTGAGACGCTGTTTTTTAAAGAATAAACTGAATAACCCTTGGTCTGTGAACCCATTCAATGCAAGGAATCCCATATATAGGTAGAAAGCTTTTACCAGTGATTCCTGGAAGTCTATCTCTTTAGTCATTACTTGGGTTTGTTTCCAAGGTCTAGACTTAAGGAAATTCCTTGCCTTGTTCAATTCATATATCACTTCCCATAAGTATAACTTCTCTGCCTCATGTGATAATTCATTCATCTTATGAAAACCAGGAATGTAAGAGATGATTTGTTCCCATTTACCATCTTCATCAAAAAAATCCTCTTCACAAATAATATCGAATTTCAATAAATTCTGGTAGTCGGAATATTTTACCACTAACTCTTTAACACCCATAGCCATCACATCAAATAAGTTCTTTGCCTTATTATAGCTAAGAATATCTTCAGGAAGTATATTTGAATATACTAGAAGAGTAAAGAAAAAGCCTAAAGCATCTGCTTGTTCTTCATTTGCATTAGCAAGAGAATTCAATAGGGATTGACATTCATTTTCATTGAACATCTCGATATTCCAACCATTCTTCTGACATAATTCAAATACTTCTTCGGTAGATTCAAACCCCTCGGTGAGTTCTTCTATTACTCTTCCTATAAAGTCTTTGAGTATTACCTGGTTCTTTGCATTATTGATATCAAATGGGTAATCAGGTAACTGTTCTATTTGCCTATATCCATGCAATTGTTCTAACCCCAATTCATACATCTTTGATAGTACCCGATTAGTTTCTACTTTAGGTACTGGTTCACTTATATTTCTTATATCCATAATTAGTGATTTTGAGATGAACCAAATCCCTTATCTCCTCTACTTCCCCACATTTGAGACTCAGTATAGAATTCCCCTTGTTGAATCTCTTCTGGCTCTGTGATGTAGATGGGAACATGTATGAACTGTACCAGCTTTTGACCAGCCTCGATAACCTGAATTTCTTGAGAAGTGTTATATATCCCAATATGTATCTCTCCAACATAAGGGGAATCCACTATCTCGGCAGTAAAGATTAACCCTTTCTTAGTAGCTATACCAGATTTGTTTGCTGCCATTAACATAGATGCAGGAGGTTCTAGCAAACCTTTGATACCCGATGGGATAAGTATACGATGACCTGGTTTTAAAGCTATATGCCTTACAAAGGATTCACCAAAAGGAACATCTAAATCATAACCTTCTGAGTCGAATTCATTTTTAGAATGAATATCCTCAGGGTATAAATTAGTTGGTACATAGAAATCTAACCCAGCATCATTTGGGTTTGCTCTGTTGGGAGATATTACCTCCCTTACTTTGATAAATCTAAATCTGTTCATAATATATTACATTTATGTAAAAGTTGTCCAAAGGTTAATTTCTCAGGTCTGGAAACATGTACTCCCAATGAATTACACATTCTTAATACATCAGTAGAACCTTCCATACACAAACTAGCAAGTATATCGCTTTGCTTTACTAAATAATTGGGGTTGTTAAAGTATACTTTAAACATAGCCCATATCATGTCAATTTTTCTCATTGCATTCTTTATAAAGTTCTCTAATACGTTTCTTAGGTACTTCGAATTTCTCAACTGTTTTGGTAATAATTTCTTTTCTGTCTTTCCCTTTCCGAATCAAGCCTCGGATGTATTTCTTGATACCAACCGTGTCTTCTAATACATCCAAATCTTTGTATTGATTCTTCTGTTCTAATTCTTTCCTTGTAATGTTCAAGTTCTGGGACATCTTGAACGCACATAGTTCTGAGTCTCCGCATAGTTTACATTCTTTGGTTGATAAATCATACCCAATACCAAAGCATGGATCTCCATTAGTACCCAATTGACTAACATCTATTGGTGTAAGTACATCATGTTTTGATAAATCAGGAAGTTGTTTCTTTTTCTTTGCCATCTCATTTTTCTTTATAAATGTATATGTTAGTAATATCATCTAGGGTTACATATGAATAACCAATGTTATTAATAAATAGTTCCCTGAGTTTAGATAATTCTGGGCAAGATTCTGGGTCAGTAGTATCTTGTTGTAATTTGATCTCTAATCCAGATCCCCAATATAAACTAAATGAATGGGTATAAACATCCGGGGTATATCTCCAGTGTTTAATAGGGGTTACCCATGCCAAATCCCTGCAATTGAATACATGTTTGGGATTACTGGCAGGTGGGTTCATCCAATTTAATATTCGGTCTATCAGTTTCATTATAAAATTTTTTATTGTTATTTGGTTTCCTTAATAATATCCAACAGTAGATACCTGATGCGGATATTTGTATTATTCTATATCCTTCCGATTGTAATTGTATTAATCGTTCATCAGTATCTTCCCTGATACATATAATTTTATCTTTATTCATAATGCCCGTATGCTTATTAGGATGTAATTATTTCCTCCTACGGAGAAAAGTAATTACTCATAGTACTTCTAGTTAACTCTGAATAAGGCTATGGTTAGGATGTTTCTTCCATAGTTTGTCTAATAAGATTACTTTCAATTCTTGTCTCTGATAATATTGCTTCCTATGTTTTCCATGCCTATCTAAATAATTACCAGGATAGTGAAGGTCATCAAGGTACACTTTCTTTTTCGATTTATCGGTTCTTACCAAACGACCAAGGAACTGAATAGATTTTTCTTGACTATCCATACTTGCTGCGTTAAGCAAATACCTTAGCTTAGGAAAGTTTTTGCCCCGAGCAATGATTGTAGTTGATACCAAGATATCAATTTTGCCGTCCCTAAAATCTTTCATTATTTGTTGTCTTAATTTAGATTTGGTATTAACATGCACATAGGCAATATTATAGGCATCGCCCAGTTTCTTTTTAAAGAATTTATATAGATTTTCACAATGTGCAATATGCTTGCAAACTACGAGAGCAGGATATCTGCCTTGATTAATATTCCATCGTAATCTGGAATATGCCATTAACCAAGCAGTATAACTGTTAGTAATCGAATCATCATATATCTCTTTATAAGATATACAATCGGATTCCCAATTCCCATACCAGGGTTTACCTGGTACCATCTTTACTACAGTTTTAGTTGAATAACCCTTCTTAATAGAATCCCTAAGTTTAAACTCGGCAAGTACCTTACCAAAGAAACATTCAAGATTCATATTCTTAACTTTATCTTTAGCAAGCTTACTCATATAGATGGTACCAGATAGTCCTATACGAATACGAGTATTGAATAACCGGGTGATTACATTCTGATATTGCCTACTGCCCCCTTGGTCAGCTTCATCTATAAGTACCATATCTATTTGAGATAACTCTTTTTGATAGAACCTCATATTACGAGAAATAGATTGAACCATACCTATTGTGAAGTTACTCCAGTTTAAAACTTTGCCTTGAACAAAAGTGATATCCTCTCCGGGTAGATATTGCTTAAATTCTTCTCTAGCTTGGTTTAACCAATCCGAGTCATTAGTTATTAACAAAGTCTTCAACTGCTTCTTATAGGATAAATACAAAGACGACATAATAAGAGTTTTACCTGCATTAACCGTGTAATCCAATACTCCGATATGAAATGGTTTACCTCCAATCGTATTATTAATTACAGCCTTGACTGCTTTCTCCTGTTCTGGTCTTAATTTATATTTGCCTATCTTCGTAACAACTTTACTGACTTTAGGTAAAGGTTGACGCATATCTACAACTTTAGGTTTAATTCCCATCTCAATACACATATCGTATACCTTAGGAAGCAAACCTATTTTAAATTGACCAGTCTTGGTGATGTAGTGAATCTTACCATCCCAATTCTGCATACCTCTTTGCCTTGTACGTAAGTAGAAAGCATTTGGATGTCGAATGGCAAACTCATTATAAAGTTTCTGTGCGAACTTAAGAGGTAAGTCGAGTTCACACATATTACCATTCTGAATAATTATCTTGCTCATCTTCTGTTTCTATGTAAAATGAATTACCACAAGAACATTCGGCATATACTGATAGATCATTGTCTATAGCATTTACCACTTCCTCTTCGGATAATATATAGCATTTACCACAACAAGGACACCATGTATAGGAATTGCCCGAGATATAATTATCTCGGGATTCTTTATATATAATTGCTACTTGACTCATATTACTTAATGATTACAGTTACTCCCTTAGTACCTTTATCTACTCCCATAGCTTCCTTGATGAGTTTAATGTGATGTTCTTCATCAGCAATCAGTTTATTCAACAAATACATCACATCATCATAATCAGCACGTTCACTATACAAGGCTAGATTATTCATAATCTTTTTATAATTGCCAATGGTTTCTATCTCAGAATTCCAAGCAATCTTCAAAGCACTTTGAGGAGAAAATCCTATTTCCACTTTAGGATAGATATCCATAACAGAATCCTGTTCATGAGGGTCTGCCTTCTGTAAGAAATCGGATAACTTGTCATAGTGTCTCATTTCTACCAAACCAATACCAAGCATTAACTCTGCAATTAGGTCAAACCTTGATGACTGTTGGGTATACATCAAGATAGCACTAATCTCGGAAAAAGGTTTATCCTTTAGTGCATCTTTAAACATATCAACAATTTCATCTGGCCAAGGTTCGATATCCTTGAAATCTGGATAGTCTACCGACTGGTCTGAATACTTGAGGACATCAATAAAGGCATTTGCTGCATCCTCCACTCTGTTTCCTAAAAATCGTAAGCCTTTCATATTACTCTTTGATTTTATCCCAAAGACTTCCCTCTACTATTGGTTCATCTTCGAGTAGTTGTTTATTCTTATTCTTATATAAATACTTATTGTATCTTTCAATTGCTTTATCAGTATACATCTGTGCAATGTCTGGTAAACCATTACACCATGCAAGAGATTCAAACTGAGCATCGATGAAGGTCTTATAATCCCAACCTTCTTCTTTTAAGAAGTCACCAACCTTTGCAAAGTGTACATACTTCTCTGGTTGATTTTCATAAGATTCATATATACCAGTTGCCTTAGCAATCTTACCTATAAAGTAATCATGTATCTCTTTGGTAAGTTTTAAATCTGAATTTTGTAACTCTATCTCAGCATCTACTTGATTAGTGATGTTTTCTTGCATAGATAATAACCTTTGCATAACATTACGATAATCAGTCATCCTTTTTAATCCAGTCTCTATATACTTGATAAAACCTTCACGAGTATCAAATTTAAAATCTTCACAGAAGGTATTACATATCTCTGCAAGCTTTTTACAATTTGCCCATTCTCGAGAATTACTTTCATTTATTTTCCGAACTCCCCGATGCTTTAACTTTATACGAGTTGCATATAAAATATCAGCAACGAGGGCAGCATCTCCCTTAGATGCTAGTAATATGTTATTAACTCGCTTAGTATTCTTATTGTTAGAAACTAAGACTGCTCTATGATTTATTGCCTCCTTTCGAGCAATAACAAAAAAAGCCTCAACTGGGAAATTATCTACCTCTAAGGTATTTAATATTTCCTCAAATTGAGACTTAGTTATATGGATAGATGGTTCACGCATAAATATATTATTTATAATATAATAGGAACTCCCTATTTCAATGAGTTTCTGATAGCAATCAATTCTTGATAACTTTGATACCTGGTAGCATATACTAACCTTAAGACTTCCCTTTTCCCAAGATCGTTGCAATCCTTTCCGTCTGGTAAAAACACCACCTTGACCTTTTTATAGGCAACAAGTTTGAGCGCCAAATTGATTGCATATTGCTTGGCGTCTGGGTCCAAGAGTATAATATATCTTTCGCATTGGGATTTAAGTAATTCATTGATTTGGTACTGACTAATAGCTTTGCCCATTGTGGCAATTCCTCTATCGCCCATTGTGAGAGCATTAAGTGCTCCCTCGCAAATGAATACCGACCGGTACATTTCCAATGCGTCATGATTAAAGATGATAAATTGTTTGCCAAGGCCTGTGATATCTTTATCGGGATTATTATACCTGGGACCTTTTCCGATAACGTTCCGAGCATTGTAATATTTAAGTTGTCCTTGATAATAGAACGGGATGATAAGGTACCCGTAAGTCGTGCCCATTGTTCCATAGCCGATACCAAATCTTGAAAACTGGTCGGGGTTGAAGCCACGTTTCTTGACATACCCTCGAATGCTTTTTGCAAGTTGGCTGTCTCCAAGCGAAATATTTCTAAATCCCTCAGGGAGATATACGGGCTTACTTTCGGCAAGTTCGATTTTCTCTTCCTTAAACTGTAGTTCATCAAATTGTCCATTGTTCAAAAAGTTAATTAGTTCATGGTATTCTGTAAACCCCTCTATATCCATTATCAGTTGAGCAGGAGAGGGATGAGCATTACATCGAAAACAATTAGTTCGATACATGGAAAGATTAACCCCCAACTTCTGTTCTCTCCCGCAATATGGGCAAGTTGGTATACGCATCCAGCCTCTACGATATTCAAAAGCACCCAATCTCTTAATAAAATAGGTTTTTAACTGAGACTTGAATTTATTCGTAATTTTCATCGGTACCTAGATATATTTAACCTACGTAAATAATTGTTTAAAGTAGTATGTCCTATAGAATACTTGTTACATATATCCCTAACTAACATACCCTCTTGATAATCTCTGATTATATCTTGGGATACATACTTAAATTTATAATTTCCGAATTTAGGTTTACTCTTTAAGTTTATAATACGAGTTATAGATGAATCAGAAATCCCAAATTTCTTTTTAAGGATTGACCGAGGTTTACCAAGATTATACTCATAAAGTAAACAATTAATACTAAATTCATCAAGTATATCTCGACCTCCGGGTTTAAACCTACCATCTCTGATACATTGTTGGGTATTTTCTTTATAAGTACCCCAATATAAGTTCTCTACCCTATTATTAGTTCTATTATTATCCTTATGACATACACAGGGTTTATTCTCTGGGTTAGGTATATAAGTCATGGCTACTAATCTATGTACTGAATAGGTCGAGCCTTCTATCTTGACTTTTAAATAACCTCTAATTAATCGAGGTTTTAGTAAGGTATTACCCTTAAATACCTTACCGTCTTTTGTTATCGTTATTTTCATATCTTTTCTTCCCACATCTCATACAGTAATATTTTACATATCGTTTCTCATAATACTGGGCTTTTCTTCTCCCACCTTTCTTAGAAAAGATTGCCCTACGAGGTCTCTGTTTAAACTCAGACCAATGAACAGCTACCCATTCATGATATCCAAGCTTACATTTAAATGTCTCCAGTAGTCCTTTCCCTTTTCTTAGAATCCGCATCCGGGTTAGTATTCTTTTTAAATTGTTCATCCAACTTACTACCATATACTTCATCATATTGTTTACGTTGTTCCCTTGTAAATTCCGTACATCTTTGCCTTTCGACATCGCATTTGAATAATGCTCTACCGGAAGGAAGACCATCCCTTTGTACTACTATCTCAGCTCGAAGAATATTATCTTTCTCCTCTTGCTCAGTAGAGTTAAGACCCATGATAACCTGGGCATTACGAACAATGGCAATTGAACCAGAGATATCATTCTCATCATACCGAGTAAGCCTATGCTTTTTACCTTCACGAGTAATGTGATGAGCAGTCCATATAATGTCTAAATGTAATTCCTCTGCCAGATTCTGAAGGTCTACATATACATTAGATATCCTTTCGAAATCTTCTCTATCACCCGCTATTGATGCAAGCTTACCAGCGTAGTCAACCATAAGAACTTTAATATCGATTCCTTGATTACGAAGTTGAATTATCTTTTCCCTTATATAAGTGGTATTAGTAATCATCGCTGGTACACGCTCAACTACTAATTCAACTCCAAACCTTGCAAGTTTCCTTAAATGCTTTGCCTCAAGTTTATCATACTCACCAGAGTATAATTCCTTCTTAGTTTTATTGATACTGGATTGAATGAAACGGTCCATGATTTGTTCTTGACCATTTTCCGTATCAATATATAATACTGACTTCTTCATTCTGAGATAACCTTTTGCAAGGTTTACCATAAAGAAGGTTTTCTTTGCCTTGGGTTTATCAAGTATTACATTAACTGAATGCTCTGGATAACCTCCTGCATTAGTTAGTTCATTCAACTGCCTAAATGGGCAAGGTATAACTGAAGGTTCTGATTGTCTTCTAAACTGTCTCTCGGTAATATCCCGAATCATATATAAAGGTTCATCTTCTTTCTTAGGTTTACTTTTCTGAAGTACCTTTTCAATCTTCCTCGAATACTCTTCGTATTGTTCGAAGTTATCCAAATCGAAGGAATCATTTAAGTTCTTCATCTCAACATAAGTAGAGAACTGATATATCTTTTCTTTTATATAATCAGAATCCGATAGGGGTATATGATAGAGATTACTTATTAGTTTATTGATATTGGGTATATCATCTTTAGTTACCAAATCCACATAGGTTTTAGATTCTAGTAACTCTTTTAATACTTCCTTTAAGATATTCTCGGAGGGCATTCTGCCTTGCTTCTTAAAATATTTTGATATACCCTCGAAGATAAGGGAGTGTTCTATGAGAACCAGGTAATTGGATTTAATCCTTTTGAGTACTAATCCTCCTTCCTTATCTTTTAAAACAAACCTGAGTATCTCGAACTGAAACTCAGGAGAAAAACTGAACTTGATGTTGTCTTTAAATTTCTTCATATCTATATTGCAATATTATATAAACTAATAGATTTTGATAGTACCGAGATAGTTCTAAGTATGTTGACATCTATCTAGAAACTACTAATCCACTACCTTAAGCTCCCGAATATTTAATATTATTATTTTATATAAGAAAAAATACTTATATTTGCATAACGAATATTTAAAAACATGGGAAAAAGTAAAGGAAATAACGGTTCAGAGCTTCATCGATTAAAACCTATGCAAGAATATGATGAAGCTACTTTCAACAGACTTTATAAAGTTTGTAAGCCAGTAATTAGAAACCTTACCAGACAGATTGATTATAAACGGTTTAATCTTACACCGGATATTATCCAATCTTATTTCTGGGATAAGATGTTATTTGTTTTCAACAAATACTATGGTGAATGTACTGAAGAACATCTTAAAGCAAGAATCCTTGCATCACTTAGTACATTCAAAAATAAATTGCTTCGTTCTGCATACGGAGAACAGGCAGAGTATAATCAAAGCCTCTTTAAACTCGATGACTTATTCGATAATGATAAAGAATTAGAGGATGATACCGAAGAAGAGAAAGCTAAATCAGAAATGCTTGATATGATGTATACTTATATGAAGGATAAGCTTTCTCCAGATGCCTATCTTTTGTTTGAGGTATTAATTACTCCTCCCCCTTTTATCAAGGAAAGGCTTGAAAATAGTACTCGAATAACTAATATAATGCTTATCGAATTTTTCGAAATGCCTAAGACTGATGAATCTATGAGATATATCTCGGAACTTAGACAAGATATACAATATTGGGAAGACCGAGCTAAAGAAGAACTTAAGTATTAACACAAAAGAAAAGGGGCGTTTCCCAACGCCCCCTCCCTAATTGATTTTTACTACGCAAAACACAGATTGTAAACAAATGTTTACTCTTAAACAATACAAATAATACACATGAGTTTTAATACTACTAAATAACTAATAACAACTTTATGATGATATTTTTTGGATATATCGTAATGTAATAGTCGGTGGCAATTTCTCAATATCCAAAGTTTCTACCGAAGTTTCTTGTAAGAAAGATTCCCCTAATAGGTTCCAGCTTACTACGATAGCACCATTTTGAATACCCTTGGTAGGAGTTCCTCTACCGAAATCTCCATTCAATCCCGTCTCCCTATTAAAGAAAGATTGAGGACGAACGTTCTCCCAGTTATTGGCATTATCTTGTTTACCTTTAGATACACCAAGAGCATGCCTATGCTTAGGAAGGTCATCACCTTTAATTGAGATTAAGAAGTTACCCTTAGTGGGTGTATAGTAATCTCCGACATTCTGTAGCATTACTTCATCTCCAATCTGAACTCCTCCAGCTTGGTAACCAATAACTATTCTACCAGCGGCCTTAGTATATTCTGTCCAGCCCTCCGGTATTACATCGGTTTCCCAAAGAATGATAGAACCGATGGGTAAGTTAGCAGTACTCAGAGATTCAGCGAATTCTTTTCTGATAGCCTCAATCTGACTATCGATGTATTGCTTGATATTTAACTTAGTACCAGATTCATCTATTACCGGGAATCCTGAATTTACTTGTTCTAATCTTTTCACTGATTCCTTCATCATACTCTGGGCAGCAGTAGTATAAGGGATTTCTTGGAACTTACCCTGATAGGGTACGATAGCAAAGTTCTCATTTCGTTTAGTCATTGCATCAGTACCCTTACCATATACTCCGATAAGAACAACGGAAGTTTTATTATTAGAGTAATAAGGGCAAGCACTCTCTACCATCTCTAGAAGATTGCTATAGGTCATATCGTAATTAGAATATACATCATTATTAATGATATCCGGTGTACGATTCTCTTCGGCAATCGGATAATAAATATCCAGAGACTTTTTAAACAAGGTGTAGAAGCTTTCAGAGGATTCATTCCAATAAGCTACAAAGTCTACTGGATTATCTACTGGTTCAGAAATAGTAGTATGTACTGCAAAGAGTAATACTTCTTCTGTTGAACCTTGGGTACCTTGGATGTTCTCAATAGTAATCGTTTGTTCATCGGATATAAATACATACCCATCTCTTGAAATACATCCAAAGTTCACGTCTGGCAATTCTCCATCTTCCGAAGCCTTTGCCATATACCTTGCCATAATCCTATCCTTGATTACATTGGAATACTTACTTCCAGCAACTCCCTGAGGAGATACCACTAACTTGTTACCATTTATGGTAGCTGAGCCAAATCCACAGAATGGTCCTAAACCAGAAGGAGCAGCAATTGCCTCTGCTGCTTCCTTTGATTTAATAATACCTTCATACTTAAAGTACGTCTTCATTGTCCTTAGTATTTTTAAATTGATTTTTCTGTTCTGACATATCTTTAAATGCTTCACCTACATCCTTGAACTTGAGGGTTAACAATTTAAAGAGTATTCTCCATATACTGTACCGTTTCTTAATACCATGTATTTCACAGATGTGTCCATATATACTATCTACTTCGAAACAGTAGCATATTACCATAACCGTTATTGATATCACTATTGGGTTCATCCCATAGGGTTCCCCAATAGCTTTACCAAGTACAGCACCAAGTAGAACATAACAGATATAATCTACTATTTTGTTTAGAGTTCTTCTTCCAGCTCTAGATTTTCGAATTTCGATTTTCTGTAACCTACTTGCCGATAACCCAAACCATAAATCTGATAGGATTAGAATTATTGCAAGAATTATCATCCATCTCAAATCATACAAGATTTGTGTACACTCTCCCAATATACCCACAGTGAATGTCTTGAATAAAGACTGAGTTGTGGTCTCTGTTATTCTATCGATTGTTGAATTTATCATTGTTCTACTATTTGCCAAGATTGATTACTGTAAGTTGTAATGGTAAATGTTTTCTCTGAGAGGTCATCATGTTCCCATTCTAACTTTTGAGGACTAACACTTAAAAGGTCTGCATCTACTACGGTGAACTTAGTTCTCTTCGAAGTATCTACCACTGATTCGAATATATACTCTCCAGCTTGTGCAGTTACAAATTCATAACCAGCACCACCTGCGTCATAAGTAGTTACTTTACCAACTTCCCTTATTCGACTATCGAAGTCAGGTTTATTAGAAGTACACTTGATTAAAGTAGATACTTGTTTAACATTCCCCTTTAATTCTGCATAAGTGGGAGTACAAGAAATCTCGATGATTGTAGGATAATCTTCCAGTATTACTTGACATCTTAATGAAGAACCATCATCTGCCACAAAGGTATAAGTCCCAGCCTTGGTAAGAACAATTTCCTCATCAAGGTTATAGGTTTCCCCGTTCTCATCACAGGTAGCAGTACCACTTACATTGACCTCATTTTTCATTTCCTCAAGATGGAACTTACAAGCAGACTTCTCATCCAGTAATTGGTATACTGCATAAGTATCATCTATCTGGTCTTCTGGTAATGCCCAGTTGGGTTCTTTCCAATGACTGTCTGTAGCATCCGAAGGTACTATCTTTAATTTATTCTGATATACTACTGGAAAATTATTAACTACCAAAGTAGTCTTAGCAGTAGGGTAAGCTACAGACTGGAAGGTATAAGTCCCTGCCCTATTTGCAGTATATACATAACCATTCTGAGCATTAAAGGTTTCCCCAGTTTCAATTACCCTTACTCTGTAATCATCTCCATTACCAGAAATACGTTGTATCTTTACTGTAGCTTTTGCAGAGCCATTGAATAATGTGACTGTTGGTGGGCTAACAGTAATTCTATATACTGCAGTCTTACCAGATACTACTTCGAATATACCTACACCTTCATCGGTTTCCCTTTTATCCAGTGTACATTTAAACTTATAAGTACCATAACTATTAGCAGTAAACTTATCACCGTTCTTAAACAACTTAGTATCACCAATTAGCCTACAATATAGTTCACCAGTAAATGATTCTGGGTAATTCGATTCGATGGTAAGAGTGGTAGTAGCATCCTTGATACTTTGCTTATCCCCAACTCTAAATTCAGAAGGTGTACATCTTACCTTATATGTAATCTCTTCTCGAGTTACAACAAAGGAAGTTTGCTTTACTGGGAACTCTACAATCTCAAAGATGTAGGTACCAGGCTCTGAAAATTCCCAAGTTGAGCCAGAGACTTTCACTATATCAGTACCGGATAATCGTACATTACAGGTTTTCACGGTACCCTTATAGGATACGTTTGCCCTTACTACTGTACTTACTTTTAGGTTAATAGAAGTTATCTTTCCAGTAATAGGGTCACAAGTAATAGAATATACTCGATTATAAGATTCTTGATTAACCGTGATTTGAGTTACCTTAGTAGGGTCTCCCACACTTCTAAAATAATAAGTACCTGCTCTGGGTATATTAAAAATGGAACCACTTTCGTGTTTAGTGTAACCCCAATTTATATTATCACTGGATATCTGATATCTTAGGTCAGCATTTATCCAATCTGAAGTTACAGTTACCTTTACCGGTACTTCATATACCTCTGAAGTAATAAGATTGGGTTGGTCCGGATTTACTAACTCAGCTTTAATTGTATACCCATCATTTACGGTAAACCCATATTGAATATCGAAAGATACATGATAGGGTATGAATCTTTTAAAGAAAGCCTCTACGGCTTCTCTAAATTTTCTGAAAGCTGCCGAGTTCGAAGTATATCCATGACCGGTAAGTCTAAAGGTTACCGGTATACATTGAGAACAATCGAAAGTATTATCATAGGTATACTTATCGTCATAATGGTAATACTGGTCAAAGTGCGGATTACCTTTTACCCAACCACCATAACTATCAGCCTTTGCAGGGTCAGTTACTACGCAGGTTAACCCATACAGCCTCATCATTATTTCGAAGAACTCAGAGGTACCTCTTATTTTAAAAAGAGATATCGAATACTTCAGGATGTTTCTTACTTGAGTACTGGTTAAAGTAAAGGGTCCCTCCTTTGGTATTATCCAAAGCTTAGATAACTCTTGGAGTTTAGCATCGGAGTAGAACCCATTAAAGTACTCTGCCCATTTCTGTGCATCTATAGTGTTCCCATAAGCAAAGGGCATTTCTCCGAGGAATTGCCAAAGGAAATTGAGATACATATCCGGAGCCTTATCTATATCAATAATGTCTAAGATATTCTCAATATCCTTTGTAATGTAATCTTCAAAATGCTCTCCACAAATTTCTAGAAACCTCTCTAAGATGCCTTTGCCATTTACCTTATAGGTATCTTGAGCTTTATACTCGAATGGCAAAAAGTCGATTAGATTTTTGAGGTTTATCATTATACAATTTCTTTTACGGTTAAAGTCAATTGTGAAGCGTTTTCAAATACTGGTAAATTAAAACCGGGGTCTTCATAGTCATGGTTAGGTTCTGATACCGTAATAGAATATCTGTAACCAGACTGATAGCTATTGTTCTGAATATCCAAAGAGAAGTCAAAACCATTAGCCTTATCTATTACCTGTATAGAATTACCTACAGTACTAGTAGCCATATACCCATTTGATACAGAACGTACAGTAAAAGTAGTGGATGAATTGAAGGTAATATAGTAAGTCATAGACCCTTTAGCCTTATTCAATTTAAACTGACCCAAGTTCAATTCTTTATTACCATAGATGGTAGTAGGCCAAGGTTTAATATAGAACTTAGTAAGGTGAAGGTAATCTACTGTTGATAAGTTATCTATTAAGGCATAGATATCTGATAACCTTACGCTTCCTCCTATCTGAGCTTGCTCTGGAGAATAGGCATTGTATAATGCTGTAAGAATTTGAGTTTGTATCTCGGGAGTCTTATAAGACTTCTTACCAGTAACTCCCATCTCTAGAATAATCTGAACCTTACCTGCAGATTTAACCTTCAACCAAGTAGTCATAGGAGCCCTTTGGGATAATAAATTATATACCCTATTAATTAATTCAGAAGAAGCAACTGCTCCACCATCTGGGCTAATATATACGGTAAGCTTTCTACCGCATTCATAATCGGCTTTAGCTTTGTTTACCCCATCAACCAACATAGCTAAACTTTCGAAATCCTCTTTGGTAATTGCTACTCCCAAAGTCTTTACACTCAAAGGTATATGTTCTTTGAGCATTGTAAAGTTTTCATAGTTTGAACCACCTCCGGCATCGTAAGCATTACTTACGGTAGCATCAGTAATTGAAGAAGAGATTACTGAAGGTACAGAAGTAATAGTATTACTCTTTACATTACCCTGAGTACCATTGGTTAAGTAGAATACCACATTGGTTATTTTTGCTCCTGCTGCAGGCTTCTTACCAAAGGTACCATCTCCAAACATTATATAAGGATTGAGTGCCTCATCTACTGAAACCATGAAATGCTTATCTGTGGGTTTGGATTTTGCAAATGTATCTACTAATACCCAAGTTTCCCCACCTATCTGTAATGACATAGAGCCTTGTTCATAATACTTACCATTGGGTAGAGTACCAAGATGAATTATAACTCTATCTCCAGTGGGTATTACCATATTATTGAGAGCGCTTGCAGTATACTTCTCATGTTGTATAATTGGTACTTTACAAGTGGTTACATTTGAATACCAAGTTACGTCTCTGGCAGATAACCAAGAATTACCACTAGAATCTGTAAATAAAGTTCCTTGAGGTATAGTTAATTTAGCTCCGATAGAATTACCAGTAATACTTCTGGATAAGATTACATCTACTGTAGCAGCAATTGCTGCTCGAGCATGATAATCTACCAAAGCCCCATGTTTAACTACCGAATCATACCTTCTTGCCGTAGATAGGAAAGTTTCCCTTGCCATGTTATCTACATAGTAGTGAAGTACTTCGGCAATTGCCGCAAACAATGAGAGGATGATAATTAAGATGTTCCCCTCCGAATAATCCGTTATGAGTTTCTGACCTTGAGGGTCTTTGAGTCCCATAAGGGATTCAACCAGCTTGGCCTTAATCTGTTGATAAGACCTCTGGTATGGGTTAAGCCATTTATTTGTGATTCCCATATTATTGTGTATTTAATGAATTATCCGACCGGTCATAGGTGATATCGAGGTACTGACTAGAATTTGTTCCATTTACTACATAGGTTACTTCTATGTGTATTTTTGCATCAACTCTAGTAACTGTGATATTTTGGAAGGTTATCCTTTGTTCCCAAGCACCTATGGCTTGTTTTAAAAACTCTTTAATTATAAAACTTAGGGCTTGTGAGTTTGGTTCCTCAATACATTGCCATAGTTTACTACCAAAGTTTTCCTGTCGAAATCTCTGGCCTATCATGTAATATAATATCGAACTTATATTATCTCTGATAAGTTTAAAATCCCCATTTACTGGGTACCAACCCCTTTCACCCTTTTCATTAGTTGTAAGTTGGATAGGGTAAGTTACACCTATACCAACTAAGTCTGTAAAGTAATTCTTTTCCATTAGTGTATGCAGGTTTTATCCTCATAATCGTCTACAACGAATTGTGAGAAAGGTTTAATTACTTGAGTTAAAGTTGGACCCGAAGAACCTGGTCCAGTAGTTACACCTGAGTGTACATGAGAATTGAACATACTGCGAAGTTGTTCTAGTTCTTGGATAGTTTGATTTAGTTTTTCGGTTAATTGAAAAATATTGATTACTCCACCATTTTCTCCAGTATTAAGTATCACGGAATCACCAGAAGATATGTTTATATCCCCATCAGCATTTATTACTATCTCTTTCTCCGAACGAACATTTACAGGTCCATTGAAATGTAAATTGAGTTCTCCGTTATCATCATCTATTACTATTAAGTTTCCTTCGGGAGTAACTATCCCCATTTTATTGGGACCATCCAGAGGTTGGGGTATTTGACTCATTCCCCAACCATGGTATTCCCAGAGAGGTTTAGTTGGGTCCCCAAATTCAAAAGTAACAAATACCGTATCTCCCACTTTAGGGGCTAAGAATTTGAAACCAGAACTAATTGAACCATGTTGTCCTTTAGGATATGCCCAAGCAAATACTCCACCCATTACCTCTGGAACACACACCTTTACTCTGTTCATATGTTTCTCTACATCGTTATTATCAATAACAATGCCACGATAAACAGAGTAATACCGACCAAGACCCTCTAAGCCTTCGTCGGTTATTATCTTTGCTGTTTCGTAACTCATACCCTTATTTTTCTACATAGATTTGACTTGCTATTCGCTTATGCCTTTTAGCTATGTCTCGGTATACTCGATTAGCTATGGCCATATAATTAAACTTAACCCCATAATCTTCAGGCACTTGGATTTGTTTAACTGATATCTTACCAGGAATTAACTTACCCTTAGAGGTAACTGTATTACCTGTAGATAACACTATACCCTCTGCCAAGGCTTGGGGATTATCGGCATTTACTTCAGTATAATAAGCCTTCTTTCGAATAAACTCAGCTTGACCCTTGATATCAATTATGTCTCCCTTATCATTCAAGAAATGTTCATTATAGTATACTTTCTCATTATAAGTAAAGTTAAGATTAAGATTCTGAGAAGTACTTAAAGCTTTTTTATCTTGACCCTTTGTAGTTTTAGCATTAGCTTTAGCATCATTAGCTACGATGTTTTGAGTAGATAAATCAGTTTTAGAAGTTACAGAGCCAGACTTGGAATTGTTCTTTACTAATTCCATATTAGTTATATACCCTTGACCAGCGTCCATAGAATGAGTACATTGTTTTATATACCAAAGCCCTGACCAACGTTTTCCTACGTTATCTATACGGATTATTTGAGAAGTTGCTAGCATAGGTCTACCTACTACCTGAAGTTGACATACTAATCTTTTCTCAGTTTGCTTTAAACCACCATTGGCATTAGCATTAGCTGCCCAAGCATACTTATCGGCACCACCGTATCTACTAAATAAATTATGGTAAAGTTTATAAAGAGGTACCTTGAGATTTACCCTTTTCATGTGCCTTACCTTAACCCTCTTACCATATTGACCTTGGCCATAGTGTTTATTAGTATCAATCTCCATACCAGATAGTACTTCAGTATATGGGTCTTTATTTAAAGCTTCGAACCCTCTTTCTGATGCAGGTAGTACTCCCATTTGGAAATTGATACCAGAAGCTATACCCGCTCCCGCTTGTTTAGAGGTATAACCCTCTGGATCATAGTCTAATGGGTCTACATATTCCTCTACCATAAACTCCATACCATCTTCGTCTTCGAAAAGGTATCTTTCGTACTCTAATAATTTCTTAAGATTAGCTTCTAATTCTTTACCATTCTTAGAATTTCTTAGCACTTGTTTAAGGGCATTCTTCTTATCGTCAGGTAACTCATTAGCTGCTTGATTAATGGTAGCTCGTACTTCTTCGGTAGACATTTCATCGAATTTTCTTTGCTTACCTGCTTCATAAGCACCTACTGGACCAACTGCTTCATATTCCTCTACTCGCTTTTTATATTCTGCAGTTTTTTCCATGTTATACTGAAGCTGAGTATCCCAAGCATCCATTACCTCTGTAGGAGTAGTAGGATGACTTCTATAATCTTCAAACCCATTGCCAGTAATATTAGACACCATAAGGTTATCTACCTGAGCCACATGAGGTCTTAAAGCTAATGGAGGCTTATCCTCTGGCTCGTTTATATTAGTTGATAATACAGATAAATCTTTACTATCTGGGTCTAGAGATGGGGCTAATACTGCTTTAACTCTTTTAGTTATTTTCTGAGTAGCAAAAGATACTCTAAGTACTTCCCCATTCTCTCCTTGATATGTATAAGTACATACCGGTTCTTCATGGAATTTCCGATTATGTATATAGATAACACCATCCCTTGAATCCACATACCATGGCCCATTAGTATACCCTTTCATCTTCTGTTCTAATTGAACTAAGACGTTCTTGCCCACTAATCCAAAGTCACTATCAATTAAAGCTTTCAAGTCTTCTGGCATAGCTACTTCTGCTACTCCACTGTATTTGTTAGCATAGAGTACTTTACCAGTAGTAGTACGGGTATTCTCTGTGGGTACCTGTAGTGACTCGTATACTTTATTACTTATTATCTGTTGTTCCATTACTGAAATATTTCTATGATTACACCAGTAGTATTCCCACAGCCATTGTCTAAATAGGTAGATAATTTATAGCCTTCCATATCCGAATGGACATAAGCAGGTTGATATCTTAAATCTCCCGAAGAATCAATGCACTTAATAGTTACATGAGTACCTGTAGAATCAAATACGGCTTCGAATTCCCTTACCTTAATTATTTTTATGGGCCCAGATATAGATTGACCATCTGGGTATATATATCCCCACTGAAGACAAATATTTTGGTTCTCCTGAATCTCAGCAATGTCTACAGTATCGGGATTACCCGTATCGAAAGTAATAGTAGCCAAGTTTTCTTTCTCTTCATCGTATCTATAACTCCAGGTACTTATATACGCTCCAAGGGGTATACCTGTAATAGGATTCATTATAGGCATACCTCCAAAATTGAAAAGGGCCAAATATGGTTGGCCCATTCCCTTATACAATATAGGTTTCTGTTTAGCTGCCATAAGTCGGTATTCTTATTAGGGTTCCCATTTCTAATTCCTTAAAAGGATTCAGTATCTTATTAGCTTCAGCTATAATGTACCACTTACCAGAATCACCATAATACCTGAAAGCAATGTTTTGCAGAGTTTCCCCATCTTTAACAGTATGTTGAATATCGTTAGGGGATTCTGGTACTATTGGAGGTTTAGCCTCTAAGGAATAATCCCCATCGTTATACTTCAGAGCATAGGCATTATTATATGGGCTAGCTCCCTTTAGATATTGGTTAACATCAATCATATTTAATACCTCCTGTCTTTTTAAGTGAATCGGAATTTATAAAATCTCCATAGGATAAGTTATATGAACTTACTCTCTTGAAAATCAATTCTTGAGTTGCTGCTGCAGGCAATAATCTACCATTACCAAAAGTAGCTGGCTTTCCAGGTACCCTTATTCGATAACCATTCTGAAAGTTCTTCAGAGTATAAGTTGCTGAAGTAAGAATGTAGTTGTGATTATCAAATATACCGGAATCTCCCCACTCAATCTTAACAATCGGAGGGGCAGCCTGATAACCATTAGATTTAGACCATGCTTCTAATAACCTACATTTATTGATTACCTCTTCTGGATTTTCTGGGTCATTACAGTACCAAGACACATTGAATTGAATAATGTCTTCAGCTCCAGTAAAGTGATACATTGGTACATTGCGACCCATTGATTTAATGGTGGCCCATGTGGTTTCTCCTCTAAAGTCTATTTCTGGAGGTCTATTCTGTAGGGTAATATATTGAGTGGGGTTAACAGTCATATTATATATCCTTACCTCATTCTGATATATAACATCTGCTTTAGCCTCGAAGTTTCTGTAATTAGTAGTATTCTTATTCCCCTTTGCTGGGTCTACTCCCTCACTCTCCTCTAATCTCGGGAATTGTAATTCCATTCTCCATTTAGCCTGGAGTTGTTTGTTTAGAATAGGGTTCTTAGACGATATTTGAGCTTCTCCGATTACTCCATTGGGAGTATAGAGTTTACCCTTTTGAGCATCATCTTTGGGAAGAGTAGAAAGAGTTCGATTGAGTAATATCCGAGCTCTCCATAGTTTATTTAATGGACCAGTAAGAACACCTGCCGTATCTCTTGTAAGGTCATTGTACTTTTCAACAATTTTACCTGCTGCTTTATTTAATACTCTAGCCATAGTGTTTTAGTTTTATATTCCCATTACAAATGCAGCTCCAGTAAAATCTTGTTGAGAACCTGGAGCATAATCTCCAACTGCTTGACCATCTACTGAGATATTGATACGAGAATCTCTCATACCTTCTTTAATAGCTAACCTAACAGCATTAATAAATCTCTCTTCATTCTGGGCTCTAATGGTAGTTGGATCTTCTTTCTCTTTATTCTGAGCTTCAGTATTCCTATCTACTGAATTACTAAGGTAACTAATACCCTCAATTAATAAAGGAAGACCTACAGTAATTGCTAATCCCCAGGGTCCACCAAGTAATCCCATAAGTCTACCACCTATAGATGTTAAACCTTTTATAGCACCTTGCCTAGCCACTTGACTACCAACTTGGGCACCTGCTCCAGCTAAAGCCCCTCCAGCTAAATTACCCGCCATAGTAGTTGCTAATGGTACTCCAGGATTTGGTGTCTTAACATATCTTCCGGTTTTAGTGTTATAAAATCTACCAGCAGAATTCATACCAATACCGCTTGACATCATTTGGAGTTGAACCATGGTTCTCATAAGATTAACCATCCTTACCATGTGTGCTTCCATAATGGCAAACTGAGTATTAGTTTTTATTGCTGCAGCAGACATACCTTCAGTAGAAGCAGTAGCAATAGTCTGTAAATACCCAACAGACCTAATAATACCTCTTACAGTATTAAACCCTGCAACTATAGTACCCACTACTACTGCAGTAGCTCCTATCCTAAGACCAAAACCTCCAACCCAAGTTTCTGAGATAGAATTAATTACTTTGATTATAGAGTTACCCACATTTAGTACTGGGGTAAAGATTCTACCCAAAGCCGCACCTGCCGTAACGGTTAAGTTCTCTATACTTGATTCAAATTGGTCGATTACACCGGCATCTGTTTTAAGACGTTCTTCATTGAGTCGATTTACTGCTCCCATGTTTTGGTCATAGGTTGCAAGTATCTTACCCATCTTATCTCTACCAGAAGCAATATCTCGAAGTACTGGAAGCATACCACGATTACCTCGAACTCCGAATATATTGAAGAAGGTTGGTGTTTCGATTCGTGAAGGTAAATCTACTGCAGCCTTAGCAAACTTCTGATAGATAGTGTAAAGGTCTATAAGGTTACCTTGAGCATCGAAGAATTCATCTGGACTTAAGCCCAGGTCTGCTAAAGCGTTATAGCCTTTCTTTTTTTGATTAACAAGGGATAGTTGTAAGTAACGAATCATATTAGCCAGTGAGGTACCTGCCATAGAACCTTGTATACCCATATCACCCAATACACCAATGGCAGCAGCCGTTTGCCGAAGGTCTACTCCAGCAGTTGCCATATCTGCTCCTGCATAAGATATGGACTGGGCTAAGTCTGTTAAAGATATATTTGCATTAGTAACTGCAGTATATAAGTCATCGGTTACTCTAGCGGCTTCTCCCATTGGGATTTGGTACATTGACATGATATTAGTCATCAAGTCAGCTACACCACCTTTCTGTCCCACTGGCATTGTAAAGATTGAAGCCAGCTTGGATGCTGGCCCAATCATTTCTTTGATAGCATCGAATTTATTACCTGCCATAGCCAGGTATCTTTGTCCTGATGCAACATCCGAAGCAGTAAGAGGAGTTATCTCATTGACATCTTTTGCCAATTGTAACATTTCTCTTTGTTCTGCAATGGTAGCACCAGCAATTTTCGAAGCAGTCCAAACTTCATTCTGAACACCCGCAGAGTATTTATAGGCCCTTGCCATTCCCCCTACGAGCTGCATTCCGAAGTCCATTGTATTGGAAGCTGACATCTGTATACCTCTATTCCAGGTATTCATATCATTCATCATTGTTCTGAATGACCCAGATATCTTGCCAGCCTCTTGAGAGAATCGGTCTTTTAAAACCATGGCAACACCGACCTCTACTATACTCCTACTGGTATTCATAATTTATTTTCTTTTCTTTAATTGTTTATAATATTGCTCGGCCATTTCCTTGAATATTTTCCTTATTCGGTACGGAAGACGTAAAAAGCCGAAATAGTCTAAGGCTATCTCGGCTCTGGTGATATAAACAAAATCACTTTCTAACATTACTCTTCCGTCAGGTAGAAAAAATTTGGTGCCCAAACTATAGGATAAGTTCTTTCTTCTCCGGTGGTTGGATTAGTGATATGGGATTCACCTTTGAAGATAGGGTCCATAGATAAGATATGCTTTCTCATCTCAGCCATATCCTTTGCAGTAAACGGAGTAAAGTTTTCTACCTTCTCCCAACTACCATCAACCTCTAAGTGAAGATTACGGCAAAGAAGAGGAGCATTCTTAGTTTGTTTATCCAAAGGCAACTTCATGAACTCTTGTTCTCCCTTACCAGTCATACAATCGAATTTAATTCTCTTGCCAGATGAAAGAGTGTATTCATGGTCTACCAATCTAACTCCCTCTGGATAATAAGGGATAGCATCTGGCTTCTGATTTAAATCCTCTACAGTTGGAGTAGTACCGTAATCGAAAAGGAACTCATGAAGGTCTTGGCCATAAGTAATCTTACCACCATTCTCTTTGCCCCAATCATATTCGAATTCTACTTCCTCTCCCAAAGAGAAGATACGAGAATTGAAGATAATAGCATAACGGTCATTGACTGGTAAGTTAAGGGCATCATCTACGGTTAATTTCCCATTAGGGGTAGCAGTAGTTCTAATTACAATTGCTGCAATGAACTTGGTAAGGTTCATCAAAGTCTTCATGTCTGAAAGGTTACTGAGAATATCTTCATCAGCACCATTCTGTTCTCTGATTTCATATTCGAAACCAGAAGGTCCGGTAAATCTAAATGTTCTAAATTCCATAATTTGATATATTTAATGTTTACAAATGTTCATAGTACTCCGTATAACAACAAGAAAGGGGTGAGCTCCTATCACAGGAATCCCACCCCTCCACCGAATCTTAGTGAAAATAGACTAAGGAATTAGTATTTATCTGCAGTACCAACTGAGAACTCTATGGACTCAATGGTATTCTCTGAAGCCATTCTGTCCAAGTCTAAGCCGGTAATCTTACATGGCCATACCTCTTCGAAGACGTGGGTATTAAGAACCGAGACTCCATCTTCGGCAAGTTCATTTACAATAGCCGTTTCCCAATATTGGCTTGGTACCAAACCTCCACCAACTATGTGGTCTTGGCAAGCATAAAGCCAATCATGAAGCCATGTGTCTGAACCTGCAGTAGTCATAAGTTTCTCTACAATAAGATTACCTATAGTAACCCTACCTGCAGTTTTAACGTCTCTATTGACGTCCCCATGAGCAACCTGGTCAATTTCAATATCTGGCAAAGTACAACTTTGGAATAGATAAGTATTGATAGGGTGTTTGGGGAACATGATGCTCCACAAGAATTTCTTCCGTGGGTTTTTTACTTTTGCTCCCATTGTGTTATGAGTTTATAAGTTATTACTTGTTTCTACGATTGATACTGCCTTAGAAGCTGCATCGATTACAATCTCCATAGTTACCTCTTGCATAGGAACTACATCCTTATACTTAAGGATAGCACGGTACTTACCCTGACGAGCATCTGCTTCGTTATTAACCGAAAGGTCATCCCAAGAAGTTGCATCTTGGTCACCCATCCAGGTATACTCGGTCATAGCATCTTCGTCTACCAAAGAATCCAAGGTAGGTTTAACCTCCAACCAGATTCTCTTCCAAGTACTCCAAACGTTTGGTTCTTCGATATACTTGTTGAGTACCGGGCGAAGGAACTTCTTCAAGTAGAGATTCAACCTTACGATTGAAAGGAATCTTTCAGAATCCTGTTTCACTTGAGAAGAGAAGCAATGCCATAGCATGGTTTGCTTACCTGCATCTGGAGTATCTTTGATTACCATCTCATTGATATAATTCTGAGCAAGAGTGTTCAGTTCGTTATATCGAGAAGGAGAACCATAGTTGGGGCATACTGGACCAACTGCATCCCCAATAACTCCTCGGTTCATACCAGCAAAGGATTTCCAAGGACCATATTGAGTAGCAGAGGCATCTCCCAAACCAACAATAGTACCCACTACATCGGAATCCTGAAGATTACCGTTTTCGTTGTAGTACTTAAGTCCACCACCAAAGTAGGCAATGTACTTAGAGTTACCTACAGTACCAAGGCAAGTCTGTACCCAAGTAACCTGAGCTTTGTAATCTCTTGCCTGAGTACCTTGAGTATAATGGGTTAAGTGTTTGGGAACTTCGATATACAGTACCCATTCCATCAGTTCTTTTGCCATATCAGCAGCAGCCTTGTATACTTTGAGTACCTCTGAATCTTGTTCCAAGTGTTGAGAGATATGTGAAATAAACAATTGGTAGAAGTCTGTGTAGTCTCTTACCAAGTCCAGTGAAGCAATCCATTCTTCGGCAGTTGGAGTGGAACCTGCACTACCGATAGTACCATTAAACAGTTTCTCTGTTTCGGAGGGTGCAGCATCTCCCACGGTAATAGTGATAGCATTCTTAGTACCGTCGATATCATCGGTAAGCCACTTAATTAGGTTTTCAAAAGAGGAACCTGCAGTAATTACCGGCTTAATATATTCCGAGTTCTTAGCAAATGCACTAAGAGCAAGGTAATCTACCGAAGTATTATTGTTATCATCGGCAGTTTTGTAGGTTATTACTGGACCCTGTTCAAGTACTTGCCCATTAGCCGAATAGATTTTATAATACAAGGTATTAGCTTGCTTATAAAAACCAACCTGGAAAGTATCTGCACTACCAATGGGATCTCCATATCCCTTGGTTACTAATCCAAAACTATAGGTAGTACTACCTGATTTGAAAGTAATCAGAGCAGAGGGTTTAGCCGAGTCGGGTACAGCAGAAGCAACTGAAATCCCATCTTCTGAATCTTTAGCTTTTCTTGCCGCAGCCGAAGAAGCAGTTACTGTACCTTGAGTAGCTCCCTTGCCAAGTACTCGAATAACACGAAGCTTAGAACCACCCTGCAAAGCCTTTTCGATATTTGATACAGAACCATCTGGTACAATTTCAGAACCATAGATTCTTTGGAACTGAGAGAAAGTAGAAATGGTTTCTGATGGGTCATCGTATGGGCCCTTAGTAGTTCTAGCCAATACACAAGAAACTCCTAACATGGGAGTAGTTTGAAGAACATTGTTGTTCTTAAACTTAAAGTCAATGTGAGGTGAAGTTGGCATAATTCTATTGTGATTAAAGTTAATTACTTGTTTAATTTATACCCTAGAGTATTGTACCTATACCTTAGGTACTTTTAACTCTAACATTTCATTTTCGTTTTGTTCTAACAATCCAATAAGAACTGATATATCCTTGATGGGTGTAAGAGTACCTTCTCCCAAAGCTTTTTCTGGAAGAATACCGTCTTTACATACATAAGTGTATACCTTCTCAAGTATACCATGTTCTACATCTGGATGGTCATAATAATTACCAATCTCAATGAATAGGTTTCCGGTGGGAGCAAGCCTGCCCTTTTCCCATTCCTCTAAGTCATTGAAGTATGGTCTCACGTATCCTCTAGCAGGTAAGCCAGTATATAAGATTGTATGTAGCAACCTCATATCTGCTTGTGTTTGAGAAACTAGATGTACATCTATAGTAATATCTTTTGTTTCATAAGGAAACTCTGAAGCTTGGTAATTACCATCCTCAAGTTTATCACCAATGATGTATTTATTCACACCAATATCTCCAGCATAATAACCCTGTAGTTCTATGGTTATTCTTGGGAGAGTCTTTGGGCCTTTTACTTGGTTATTCCCTATACCAAAAAGAGGTATGAACTTCTTCATACCTTTGATTGCCTCTTGAAATCTTTTTTCGTTTTCTTGAGACAAAGGTAAGAAGTCTTCTGGGTTTAAGGTAAGACCCATTTCCAACATTGTACTAAGTAGAGAGATATAAAAAGTTCTTTCTACTATTTCTTCTGAGTTTACCATTAAAGTCCTAATTTAATATTTAACTGAACACTTTGATTGCCATCGTCATTAATATACCCATTATAAGTTACCTGAATACCTCCAAAACCACTAATTATGGTTTGTAAATGACCAACACAATTTAATTCACTAACCCATTGAGTAGCAATATTTGAAGGATAATCGGTAAGCCATACTTTAAAGGGTATTGGTTCAGAACCAATACCTCCAGGGAATTGACCATCTATTGTCTTACTTATATCGGTTATCTTAAATTGTTTTACAAATTTAGCAACTTGAATATCGTTGATAAGGTAGTACTGATAACCCTTTACATTACTAATCTGAGCAGTACTAGTATTTTGACCAAGATTTGGGAATGGTATATTCGGGGTTGGTTCAAAGCCATACTTAGTAGTTCTAGTACCTGGAGATTGAGTTATATTTAAAACTATCTCAGTGTTAGGTTCTTGCTGTGAGATAATCTTAACCGTAGTAGTTCTTTCTAATGGGTCATAGTTACTTGGATTGTGATCTTGATTAGTAGATTTAGTTTTGATAATAAGCTTACCTGCAGCATTAGCTTCCCCAATTTCTTGGGTTACCTCTAACCAATCGGATGAGCTTTTTAATTTCCAATCTACAGCACGGTATTTATCTTGAGGCTCATTATTTATAAACTTCTGTTGGTAACTATATACCCCTATTTCTAGAGTCTCACCCCTTTTAGTACCATCGAAAGTATGGGAAGTAGTTTCCGGAGTGATACTAAAATAAGTTCTCCAGATCTCTACTATTTTAGGAGCAGCCTTTTGTATCAGAGTTACTTCCCTTTCTACACCCTGAACTACTACCTTGAGGACCTGCTCTTTTAAGGTCTGTTCTGTATTTACTGCTTTCGGTTTTACACGAATGGTAGCAGTACCAGTTCCTGATAGTGAAGATATTTCAAAATCTACTGCCATTATATAATCCTCCTTATTTCTTTTCTAACTTCATTACGTATTTCCTTTTGTAAGGCAGCTTTTCCACCAGCAGCCTTAAATGCAGGAACCCAGAGAGGACGAGGTGGTAAATTACCATCTCTACTACCATACTCTAACATGATAGCTATCTGATTCAAAGTTTTTCTTGAAGTCTTACCAGTATAAGTAATCTTCTTGATTCCAATTGGTAAACCAACGAAAGTTCTTTTCTTACCTTTTACTAAGGTAACTGACCTGGCATATTGTCCAGTAAGATTTAGCATGGTATGGTCTCCATATTTCTTTATGGTACCAGGAGCATGTGGTGGCCAAGATACTCCGGAACCCCTTGGAGGTACACCAGTATTCAAACTTCGTCTTACTATACGAAGAAGTTGATTACCAAACTTTTCTGTACCTTTCGCATAACCCTTAGTTAAGATACTTGGAGTTTTAGCAATCAACCTTTCTGCACGAGCTTGTTCTCGTTTATCTACGTATATTTCTAGAGGACCAATTGGAGTCGATAGTGTAATATTAACCGACTTACTTGGCATAATTCTTATTATTGTTTAGGTTTATCTAATCCCAATTCTTGAGCAATCCTTAATAAAAGGGTTTCTTGGTTAGTTAACCTCTCATTCATGGATAACTTAAATTCTTCGAAATCTGGAGCAGGATTACGAGGTGATTCTGAACGATTATTAATTAAACCAAGAATATTATCGCATTCAGAAACAACTGCCTCAAATTTGGCTTTGTTATTTAAAATATTTAAAGCATTCTGTTTCTGCATTGATACCTCATTAATGATATTATCGAGATTGGTCGTATAATAGGTACCATTATAAATACCTTCATTTACATTAGTTGGTAAATAAATGGTAATTTGAGATATTGAATCTTGTATCACTAATTCAATACTGTTAACAAAACCTTCTTTACCATTTGAGGCCATTGGTTTACTTTCGCCAACTTTTAAAACTCTTGCTTGGTCAAAGATTGGATAACCAGACCGACGATCTTTCTCTAAGGTGAAAATCATATCACCCTTTTGTACTTTCTGAAAAATCAATTCTTCCATAATCATTTTCTATTTATTAAGTTTAAACCGAATGATACTGCACCTGGATTCTTCTGCATGAAGTCTACCAGTTTTAGAAATTGATAGTATCCAAATTGATTAATGAGTACCTGAGCTTTGTTTGCTACTTCTTGTGCAATCTCTATATTGGGAGCCGGTAGAGCTAACTGTATCTTAAATTCGGTGAGTTGTTCTTTTTCCATAATTCCTTAGTTCAAGTGGTTAAAACGAAAAAAGGAGTACACCCCTGATAGATGTACTCCTTTCTAATCATCCTGGTATGACAATTGGTTATGCCGTTGTAGTACCTCCAGTAGTCTTCAGAGCTGCAACCACTTGGTTGATAATGTTCTGGTCTCTCTGGGCATCTACCACTCGGTTCAAACGGGCAATCTCCTGGTCCTTTGCAGTGTTCTCAATGAGACATTTGATTTCCTGTTGGCCCTTCTTGAGGTCACAGCAGCAACGTTCCAACTGAAGAGCCAAGTCAGATTTTACTTCTTTAATCAAGCCTTTGGTTTCGCAGCAGCAATCTGACTGTTGGTGTTCCATGTTGCAGAGACGGTCCATAACACGATTGAAGCCTGCGCCCATTTGGTCACGAGAATCTCGGATATCCGAATTCGTTTTGTAGCCCAAATCACAAAGACCTCTTTCCGTAGTGAAACGGTTGTTAGGGATTTCTCTACCAACACCGGCAACATCTTTTGCTACCCCACTGATTTCTTGAGTAACTCCACGAGCAGCATCAGAGATATCTTTGTAGATACCTGCCTTTGCTTCTTGAACCGTAGATTCTACTTTCTGAATGTCAGCTTTGGTATCATTGATTTTGTCCCATACGGAAACTGCAGCAGCACCAAAGCCACCACCTACCAATGCACCCCCGACGGCACCCCATCCGGAGCCCCAACCAGACCAGAATGATTATTACAACCCATAATTTCATGGGTTTTAGGAAATTAATAGTTAAGTTTTTAGGGTCTCTCATATAATAAATACTGGTGTTGTATATAACCTATGATATACTAAATACATAATTATAGGTTATAGTTGCAGCACTCTGGTTAATATTAAGTGTTATCTTCTTACCAGATTCTGATTGAGTTACTGTTACTGTGGCAGATCTTGATGATTCTTCGGTATTCTCTGAAGCTTTACTTGATACAGTCTTACCACTAACTGTAACGGAAGACCAAGAGGGAGTACCAGACAAATTTACACCTACATCATAAGTATCTGAAGTTTCGGAACCATTAATTACTTTTTTCTTATAGGATATAAAAGTCTTAGATAAAGTATCCCCTGAAGCAGCATGGTGAATGGATTCACTTGCACCAGCACCCTTCCAATAAAAGTAGTAATTATAGGTTATAGTTGCATTACCCTGAGTGATATCTACATAATCAGAAGCACCACCATAGTTAGCAAAGACTCTAATAGACCTACTACTTGTACTGGTATTCTCAGAAGCACTAAGAGTAGTACCTGATAGACTAAATCCTGAGGTACCATTGGTACTTAAACTTGGAGTAGCACTATCAGAGCCATCCCTTGTATTTGAACCTGAGGTATAGTTAGCATACCTGGGTCTACTTGCACTGGGGTACAAAGTTACACTACCTCCAGTATTACCGATGGTATAAGAACTTGCAGTTAAGCTTACACTCCAAGAGCCATAAGTGTATCCAGTAAGTTCATTTGCTGCTTGGTATACTGGTACACTTACCGATTTAGTTTTACCATTTAGTGATAGGGTACCGGTAAGGGTTCCTACCTGGGTTCTAGATTTAACCGTAGTTCCCAAAGAACCTGCACTAACTGCAGTACCATAACTAATGCTAGCACCGCTTGTAATTGTGCCTCCTCCAGTTGTAGAACCATTCCATCCCCAAGTCTGAGAATAAGTTGGCATACTTGAGAATGAACTTCTACTTCCTCCACCGGCAGGTATATCGGATACGCTTCCTCCACTGGCAGTGATTTCACTATAGGTTCTATAACCTGCTGATTGAGAACAACTGATAGTTGCCTTCTCATTGGTCTCAGCTTGGGTTAAGGTTACCGTACCACTTCGTGTACTGGTAGAAGTATTATTACCCATAGTTACAGAAGTACCGCTTCCAGATACGCTACCAGAGTTGGCTCTAGTATAAGTTAAAGCTATTTGGTTACCATAATTATGCCCATTTCTTAATTCTTGCTTGTAAGAAGTAACTGAAAAAGTTTTGGTACCTCCAGTAGCCCCAAAAGACATAGAGGTAGGTGTTACACTCCAACCATAACTCCAAGATTGAGAGGCTGCTGCTTGATACCATTTGATAGTATAGGTTTTACCTGAACCTTGTTGTATGAGAGTACCGTCAGTTTTAGACCTGGCAGTTAACTCAAGATTCTCGGTAGCTCTCCAACCTGTACCGTCTGCCCAAGTTACCCAAGAAGGTCTGCCCGAATGACTATATGCAACACTCTCTACAGTACTAGTAGCTACACCATCCAAATATTTAGTTCTAGTAGAAGTAGCCCCAAACCAAGGCTTCTCATTAGTAGGTTCTCCGCCTAAAGCCGAGAAATTCAAAGTATCTGTCCAAAGAGTAAAAGTATATTTCCAAGTTACCTTATGAATATCCTCTAACTTTACTGTTTCGTTATTTCCATAGGAACTGGCATTGGATAGTTCCAACCCCACATAATTCTCCCCTGTTCCTGTCGAGGAGAGTGCTAACAATTCAGCCTTGGTAGGGCAGTCATTTCCTGTCTTACCAAGGCCTACTTTAGTTTTGACAGCACTCCAGGTTGCTATCTCTCCCATGATTATTTATTTTTAAGTTCTTGAATCTCAGCCTTCAAAGCCTTAATCTCATCGTAGAGAAGTTTAATACCTTCAATTGCCAAAGTTGACATCTTGTGATATTTAACTTGTTTTACGAGTACATACTCTTCCCCATTGATTTCCAAAGTTTCGAATTCCTCTGGATTAGGTACTGTAGATTTCTCTACTGGAACTTCCTCTACATATTTACCAAATCCCAATCCCTCAAGATTCTGAGCAATAGTTCCCTCGTCCTCTTTACCAAGCATTTCGAATGACTTGGTTGGTATCTGGCAAATCTGTTCCAGAGTATGATTCAAATCCTTAATGTTAGATTTGAGTCGAACATCTGAAGATTCTTTGAAGAAACCGGAAGGAGCAGTAGTCTTAGCAAATACTACCTGGTCAGTAGTTGCCAATCCCAATTGAGCTCTAGTTACTGTATGAGGATTATCCTTTCTACCTGCATGACTATTGATAGAAGTTTGAGCAGCAGTACCTGCAGCCTTAGCCTCGGCAATAGTAGCAGCCTGAGCAGTAGATACTGGCTTATCAGCATCAGAAGTATTATTAACATTACCCAAACCAACCTGGGATTTGGTAACTTCATGAGGATTAGATTTATTGGCAATATGTTTATTTACCTTAGTTTCCAATGCAGTTACATCTGAACCTGTATCGGAGATTTGATTATCAATATAGGTTTTCAATTCTGTACGAAGAGCATTGATGGCATTAGTTCTATTGGTAATCTCATTTGCCAACCCCTGTACGGTATTATCCAAGTTAGTCTTATCTGCTGCAGTCATTACACCTGCAGTAGTCTTAGTTGCTGCAAGTATATCTCTAATTAAATCTGTAGCACCTTCATAAGTCTTACCCTCTGCACTCTTAGTTTTATTATTAAGAGTAGCTCTTACATTAGTTGAATTATGGGTAAGAGTGAATCCAGTAAGAATAATTCCTGGAAGAGAACTATTAAAGGTATCATGAGCATTATCTTTTGCAATACGGGCCTCTTGTTCAGCTTCAATAGCATCTGGTAAGGTTTGATTAAGCTTTATTACACTATCGGCATCCATCAGACCAGCTTCTCGAGTAGTGGCTGGAGTTAGAGGGATTACCATCCCATCGGGTTTATCAATGTAATGCCCTTGATCATCCGTAGCAGAATAGTTACATAAGATAATAACATTACGCTTATTTTTGTTAGCTATTGAAACCTTACTAATTAAATTTTTAGGCATGCTAGATACCACATCCTCAAGATGCTTACCTCTACTACCTTCGAAAGCAGTACCTGCGATTTCCCCAATGATAAGAGACGAAGTATTACTGTCTACGAATTTAGTACCTGACCAACGGAATTGGTATGGAGGTTCACCATCGGCAACATTTATATAAATCTTACCAGATTCTCCAACTACGGGAGTTTGGTGACCTGCATCCGTATACAATTGAACATTAGTAAGACCTCCAGTGGGGCTTACATCATAGGTAGCATATACTTCAAGTACATCATCTACATATGAAGGCAAATGGTTAGCAGGTACTAACCCCTTCCCATCCAATGGAGCAAAGCCATCAGCCTTACCCTTAGTTGCTACAAAGGCATCATGCTTAGCTTCTAGAGTGTTAATGTTATTCTGCAGTTTATTATCAAGGGCAGTGTCTGCCGCAGTTCTATCAGCAATCTCTTTATCAATCCTTGCACCCAATGCAGTATCAGCAGAAGTACGAGCAGTTGCTTCATTGTTTACTGCTTTAGTAAATTTTGTGTCGAGAGCAGTGTCAGCATCCTTACGGGCTTGAACTTCTTCAGCAAGAGCTGCCTCCGATTTACCACCCAAAGCTTCAATAGCATCCTTTCTATCCTGGATTTCTTGAGCTATTACATTGGGTAAGGTCTCATCCAGGTTTGTCTTATCTACGGCAGTCATAACTCCGGCATTTTCTTTAGTTGCCTTTGATATACTGATATTATCAGTGCCATTTAATTCATATACTCCAGTATCTCTATTAAAAGTTGAGGGTTGAGATACTAAGTCTACATGGTCTGAATAAGGAACTGAATTCCTATGATAACTTACAAACTTCTCAGGAAGAGAATCAAACAGCTTCTTATCTGCAGCAGATTGTACACCAGCTTTTTCTGCAGTAGAAGCAGGTAAAGTAATTGGATTCTGTTCTACAGTACCATCCTCAATTACAGTTTTAGTAGCAGCAATGCCAACAGTAGTTTCATTGGGAGTTACTGCACCAAGAGCAAAGTTAGCCGTAGAGATTCTATCTAACTCAACCTTATCCTTAGCAGTCATCGTACCAGCCTTAGTAGCCGATACCTGAGGCAAATCGAAAGTTTCGGTAGTATCAGCATTCAAACCATTATCCTTAGTTACCGTTACTGTTACCTTATTAGCATCAGAAGCTGCAGAGATATCAGTTAAAGAATTTGGGTCTAACCCATCTAACTTAACCTTGTCTGCAGCAGACATAACTCCAGCAAGAGTTTGAGTTACCGGAAGTAAATTCTTGGTAGCTTCTACTTCTTCACCATATTGGTTATTTGCCTTATCCTTGGTTGAAGTCTTTACTTTGAAAGAAAGCTGAGTACCTGTTCGGGTTACAGTACTAACATCAGTAACCATGGTATCAGGCAAAGCATCAGAAGTACCTTCTTCAGCTACCAGTCTTTCTTCATGGTCATCGGTAATGTTAGTGAATTTATTATCTAAGGCAGTATCAGCATCGGTTCTGTCCTGAATTTCTTTATCGATACGTTTACCCAAAGCTGTATCGGCAGCAATACGGGCAGCTTTTTCTGCATCGATGTTATCCTGGAGAACTTTATCTGCGGCCTTTCTTTCCTCTCTCTCTGTATTTAAGTCAGAAGTATTCTGGTCAATCTTTGCTTCTAATCGAATATCCTCAGCCTTACGAGCAGCGATTTCATTATTCAGCAAATCGGTAATGGCAGTATAGTTACCATTAATGTTATCCTGAATACCCTGAATCAACTCCAGATTACGTTGAATATTGGCAGCATTCTGAGTTACCAGAGCATTGGTAGCATTCAAGGAAGTTAACAGCTCCGTACGAGTTTCAGTTACGAAAGTTCTCAACTCATTTACCGTAGTAGTAAGAGTATTACTTAAGTTAGTGAAAGTCTGTTGCAGAGTATTATCTCCTTGTTCACGCAGATTCTTTTCAGCTTCAAGCTTATTCTCCAACTCAGTAAGCTTAGCAGTCATAGTTGCTGCAAAGTTGGGATCATCACCGAGAGCCTTAGCAATCTCGGCCAAAGTATCAAGTACCTCTGGAGCAGAGCCAATAATCTTTTGGATAGCTGCCTCTACTTGTTCAGAATTTTGGAAATCCGAATCATTCAACAATTCAGATACCTTTGTGATATAGTTAGCATGTTCCTCAATGCCATCCAACTTAGCAAAGAGTAAATCAGTAAAGTCATTTGAAGAAAGTACCTTACCGTCTACCTTATCTACCTTCTTAGAATCTAAGGCTTGGTCAGCAGCAATTCGATCTGATTTTTCCTGAGCAATAGCATTATTGATAAGGGTATCTTGGTTAGCACGTTCTGTAGCTTCCTTATCGATATTATTCTGCAACTCAGTATCACCAGCTAAGCGGTCATTCTTTTCGGTAAGTATATTTTGGTTGATACCAGCCATATCATCTTTATGGTTCTGAAGGTTGGTATCAATCTTGGCCTCAAGAGAAGTCTCTTTGGCAATTGCTCGGTCTTTCTCTGCATTAATAGCAGTAGTATTAGCATTTACCTTTGCTTTTAATTCATTCATAGCATCGGTATTACCTGCCTCTAGAGAATCAATACGAACTCCCAAAGCATTATCACCGGCAATACGATTTTCCTTTTCTTGTTCAAGCTTAATGTTAAGATTAGCTACCTCAGATCCCAAAGCCTGCTTAGCATTATCCAATTTAGCCGTAAACTCAGTACTCAAGGCTTTATCGGCTGCAGTACGGTCTGCTGCTTCTTTATCCAAATTTACCTGAAGAACTTGGTCTGCAGCTTTTCTTTCTACACTCTCAGTATTAAGGTCAATATTGAGAGTATCGATACGAGAACTCAAAGCACTATCAGCATTGGTACGGTCAACGATTTCCTCGTTAATCATATCCTTAACTTCCTTGTAGTTATCCCCTACAGTCTTAGTTAAGTTTGTGATTGCCTCTGAATTTCTTTCGATATTATGTTGATTAGTAGCGATTGCCGTAGTATTGGCATTTACCTGCTCAGTAAGCTCATTACGCAAAGTATTGATAGACTCTTGCATACTCAAAGCCAAGTCTGAGATACGCTGGTTAACGTTAGCCAGACTTTGAGTATATGCTTCATCAGCAGTCTTTCTTTCGGCAATCTCCTTATCCAAGTTAGCCTGAATTGTGGCATCGGCATCTTTACGGTCTTGGATTTCCTTGTTAAGGTTATCCCTTACAACCCCGAGTGCAGCATCTCCAGTAGCAGACTTATTGTCTACGTATTCTTTCAGTTTAGTTTCAAGGGCAGTATCTGCATCCTTACGAGCTTGAACTTCAGCAGCTACCTCAGCACTGTTTGCCTCGTCTCCTGCAATACGGTCTTCGATTTCTTGGTTAACCTGTTCTGTGATTGCAGCCAACTTCCTAGTGATAGTAGTTGCAAAGTTGGGGTCATTTCCAAGGGCATCGGCAATTTCCTTAAGAGTATCAAGTACCTCTGGTGCTGAACCAATAATCTTTTGGATAGCAGCATTTACTTCTTCTTCAGTTTGGAAACCGGCATCATTTATAAGCTGAGAGAGATGGGTAATATAGTTTGCCTTTTCTTCTATGCCATCCAATTTAGCTTTGAGTATATCGGTAAAGTCGTTCTTAGTCAAAGAATAACCTTCACGTTTATCTACCTTCTTAGCATCAAGGTCTTTATCCCCTTTTTCTCTAGCAGCAGCCTCGGCAGCAATGGCATTAAGTAATTGTTCTTTGTCTTCTACACCCTGCTCTTTTATATCCTCAATTTTGTGTTCGAGAACTAAATCCTGAGCAGCACGAGTAGTGGCCTCTGAATCTATATTGTTCTGTAATATCTGGTCTGCAGCAGTACGTGCTTGAGCTTCCTGGTCAATTTTACCTTGAAGAGCATTGTCTGCATTGGTACGGTCTGTTACCTCTTTAGAGATTTCGTTGTGAAGAACTTGGTCCTCAGAATGACGGTCTACCTTCTCTTGGTCAATCTTACCTTGAAGAGCTAAAGTATCAGCCTGGCGATTAGTGATTTCTTCATTAATCTTAGAATCCAGTACGGTATCTGCATTGGTACGATTTGCAGTTTCTTCAGCAATCTTTGCCTCGAGTGCGGCCTTATCATTGATATGGAGAGTCTTAAGGTTATTTACACTTTCCTTAATCTCATTATCGGCAGCGATACGTTCATCTTTTTCCTTTTGAATAAGGCCCTTGAGTTCTTTCTCAAGTTCACCATTATTTTGATTTACCTTATCTTCAAGGTCTTTGATGTCTTCAGCATTCTTATCTACCTTCTTCTCAACTCGGTCGATTTCAGCTTTTAAGTCTGCCTTAACGGTATCAATCTTCTTATTGATTTGGTCTAACCCATATTCTAGGTTATCCTGAACTGCAGCTACTGCAGCACCCAGAGCAGCTTCGGCTTCCTTAGCACGATTAACCTCTTCGGTTAAAGCAGTACGAAGGTCGGTTAATTTATTAGTGATAGTAGTTGCAAAGTTGGGATCATTGCCCAATGCTTCTGCCAACTCTTTAAGAGTATCAAGGGCATCATCAGCACCATCAACCAAATCACTAATCATCTGTTTAACTTCTTCCTCGGTTTGATATTTCAAATCATTCTCAAGCTGAGAAACTTTAGTGATATAATTTGCATGTTCTTCGATGCCATCAAGTTTAGCCTTCAACTCATCGGTAAAATCATTTTTCGATAAGTCGTATCCTTCTTTCTTATCTACCTTATTCTTGATAGAAAGTACGAAGGCCCAGAACTCATTTATAGTTCCTCCAAAGCCAGCTTTAACAAAGTCATCATAGTAACCCTGTAATAACCGCTGGTCTATTTCTTCGCAGGTATAATACTTACTTACATACATATTTTATAAAATTTAAGGATTAATTACTGCACGTTGACGACCCAGTAAGAATTCAGAATCGATATCCCTGAATGGTTCTCCCTCTGAACCACAGAAGGCATTTATTGGTACATCCGGATTTTCGGGGTCTACATCTCCACCGTCCTCAATATCTCCCCGTATGCAAGCATAATCAGGAAGCCTATTTACACGGAACTTTATTACCTGGCCTATACCAGGATGAGGTATTATTTTATCCCAGATATCTCCGAAGTAATCTTGAAAGCAGGTGACAAATTTGTTTCCGGTCATCGATTGAAATGCCGTTACATCATTGCCATTACCTTTCATTTCAATATGAACTCCAGAGGTACCATTGAGGATAACCAGATTACTATCAAACCAAATTCCACTGTTTGTAGTAATTGGTGTCCACCTCAGTACTAACATCTTTGCCATATACTTTATTTTTATTCTACAAATTCAACTTTGGTATCTCGGTCTCTCTTTAGGATAATCATGAAAACTAAAGCCTCATCCTTTGCCTGAGCAGTCTGAGTATCTCCAGAAGGCTTATACGTTATACCATTAATTACAAACCTATCTTGTTCCCAATTAAAATCCCAATAACCCTCCGGTGTAAGATAACCGATTTGTTCTATATAAGATTTAGAAATTAGTATTGATAAGTTTTCATCATCCAATTCTCCTGAGACTGTTGCCTTATTGATAGGCCAGTTTCTGAAAGCATTGTAGTAACACAATGCTTCGATTTGGATGTTATAATATTTAGGTATACTGTCTTCGGCATGACTGAGAAGCTGATTAACATGTTTGGCCCAAGTTATGGATTGTCTACCAGCATCCCAATCTAAGAAGTCAGTGATAATTTTCTTGTATCTATCCCAAGAGCGGTTCTTTACCATTCTCCAGGGTTCTTTTGTCATAACTTAGTTAAGATTGATTTCTTACCACCTTTCACTGGAGCACTTGGATTTGGCCCATCTAATACTCCAGGTTGCCTTCTGTTAACTACTTTTGGGACTACGGTTCTAAATACTTCATCACAGAACGGTAAGTAGATTTCCAATCGTGAAGCTAACATACAAAGGTTCTTCCTTAATTCATCTATTAATCCACCTGGTTGCATTGCTTGAGAAAGTGTTTTCCATAGGGAACTTGTAGCATCTGCCAAGGTGTCATAATATTGCACTTCAGTAGGCCCAGTAGTGATTTGTTTTATCCTATCACCTCGGGCAAGTTCGGGTTTAGAAGTACCATCACCAGTTTGTTCTTTGGTAGAAGTTAATTGACTTAGGTATTCTGAAGTACTTGTTAATAGATTAAGTATCTTCACATTGAGAAAGTCCCATGCTGCCAATTCCATTATTAATTGGTTTTCTAGTGCTTCATACCATAATTCATCAGTATACTTATCTGCAGGAATTTGGTGATTTACTAGAGGACCAATATAATATTGCCATTTGGTGATGTAGATAGATTTATCTTCCCTGGTCATTCCCTCTGATATCTCTGAAGGAATATAGTGGTCGATTAAGTTATATATTGTATCGGCTAATGCCGTATGACCATAATCACAAACTACCAGAGTCTTATCTACGGTGATATCTAAACCATTAGAGTTGGTTACATGTAGGGTTACTGTATAGAAACCGGGAGTTTCATAAGAATAGGAAACATGTCTTCCACCATTGAAAACCTCTCCCTTATCATCGCCAAAGTCCCAGTCAAAAATGGATTTGGCCGGGACTTTGGATATGACTCTGAATGAAACTTCCAGACCTGACGTAACGTACAAAAAGTCCAGATTGTTATTCATATTAGTCTGTCTTATGTAATTTTCATATATTACCCTTTAGAAGAGGATTCGAATTCTTCCAGCAAAGCCTGAATAAGTGTTTCTACTGTATCATCTTTCTCGGCAACGATTTCATGAAGACCTGCTACCAGTTTCAGTTCTTCCAGGGAATAGCCCTTTGCAAGTTTTTCAAGAGTCATGCCTTTCTTGAACTGAGCATTCAGTCTCTTATCCAACTTTTCGATGTCGGCCTCTGAATACTTTTCGATTTCTGATTTATCAGCAATGATAATCAGATGGCCAGAGGCAATTGCCTTCTGAATCTTTGGTGCACGGAATTGACGACGAGAGAGTTCCTTGTCTTCTCCTCTACAAACGGTAATACCAGTTGATTGGTCATGAAAACTGTAAGCTCTTGGTCCCACAGTTACTGTATATTTATCTTTAGCCATATTTCCTAAGATTTAAAAATGATTAAAGAGAGGATAGGTCTTTTTAGTTACCCACCCTCTCAGGGAATTTATATAGATGAAACCGGACGTCCCTTATTATTCTAGGTTAACCATCAAATATGGGTCTACGTTCATGAACTCGGGGAAACCGAATTCTGAGAACTTCTTGTCAGCAGCCAGCAACAGAGTTGCATCCTGGTACATCTTAGAGAAGCCAGTAGTCAAGCTTGCATAGATTGCCTGAGTCTGGTTAGAAACGATTCTTTCAGATTCAAGCATCAACTGACGAGCAGTAAGCTTAATCAAGGCAGCAGATGTATCAATCAACAGCAACTGTTGGTTGGGTGTACCCGGGTGAATGTAGAAGTCAGCATTCTTGGGAACAGGAGACTTAACATTCAGGGTAGCTTCTGTAGTACCAGAGTGACGATCCTTGAATTCCGGCAAGTTCAGCATTTCGATTGCCTGGTCTTCACCACCAATCATAGTTTGGAAGTTACGTCCCATACGAGCAGCACGTACCCAAATATGCAGAAGGTCTTTGTAAGTGATACCGTTAGTTGTTTCGTATACACCGATTACCGGGGCAGACTCAGAGCCATCAGGGTTGTTACCATTGATAGCAACGTCCATAGCCAGAGTATCCAGAGCATAACCCAACTGAACACCAAAATCACGAAGGTAGATTCCCAAGACATCGAGCGAAACATAGTTACGAACTTCATCAGTAAGTTTGAAACCTTTTCCGATTTTGAAGAGGCTAACTGATTTCTGTCCGAAGCTAACATCACCCAATGGGATAGTTTCTGCCTCATTAACCTTTGCAGGGGCAGCATCCGACATGTTAACCATCGGCATGATTGCTTGTAAACCATTGATTGGTTGGTCAGACGCAATGATATTTGGATAGAACGGAGCCTGGCGCATACCCAATGTGATAGCAGCACGAATGATTTCCGGAACAATCCAACGAATATTCTGTTGGGGCATTGTAAAGATGTTCTGCATCGTGTCCACTTTTGGATTGATGCCCATCTTTTCAAAAAGTTCATCTTCTGAAATACCCCATTTACCGGTAACCAATTCTCCAAAAGTTACCTCTACAGGCTTCTTGTCCTGTGAACCGGAACGAACAGCTTCCAAGCTTCTTACCATTTCCGGCAGCTCATTCATAAAATCCTGAGCCTTCAACTTTGTAATATCTATTTTATTTTCCATAACTTCTTTTCTCTTATTTGATGAGTACTTGAATTACCTCATTTGCCTCTTCTGCTGGATTAAGGGCAATGAACTGGGTTGAAGTTGCTTGTTTAGCTTTTACGAATCTATCGTTAAGCAATTTTCCATCTGGAGTTACATAGCCAGCTTCGATATTTCCGTTTGATACCCAGTTACAAATCATGTAACCTTCCATAGCTACTGTTACCTCTACCGGGAAATTTCTTTGAGGTTGATAAGCAGGGTTAACGTTATCCGTTACTGCTACACCCAAATAAACTTGAGTAGCTACATCAGTGCAAGGGTAAATCAAACCTTCTTCATTCAAAGCCACTGGCATACCCTGTACGATTTTCTCTCCAGCTTTAACATTGAAAGCCTGGTGCAATTTGTGTGACTCACTTTTGTAAATCACCGCTCTCGGGGTTCTTTCCCCAAAGAGAGTAAGTTGCTGAGAGTCGTTTACGATTTTAGTTTTTTCCATAACGCGGATTATTTATATTAGTTATTTGATTTTGTTTCGATACAAGTTATCGATTACATTCTTAGTACTCGGAGATTCTGAATTCCGTTGGGTATCAGTACCCTGGGTTCCAGTTTTACCCTCGGTATCATCCTCAGCAATTGAGGAAGCACGGTTGACGTCCTTAGAACCACATTTTGAGCAAGTGAGAGGGAACTTCTCTTCCAAGCGAGCTTGGTAATCCTTGGTCAAGGAAATAAGAGTAGTAATACCAGTAGTCTCGGCATTGAGCATCGTAACGATTGTCTCATCTACCTTATCACCCATTAACTTCTTGTAGGTTTCTACGGCATTTTCACGTAGAGAAGCAATGTGATTCTTTCCTACGGTTGCCATTTCCTTCAAGTTAGCTACTTCGGCATTCAAGTTGGTAATCTGTTCCGTAAGAGAAGTTTTCTCTGTAGTAAGATTATCTACCGAAGTTTGCAATTCGTTTCTGGATGATACCAAAGTCTGAATGCAGGCAATTACATTTTCCTGATTCATCTCTTTACCTTCTTCCAGGGTAAGCATGTTATCCCCAAAAAGGCTTTCAAGAAATTTTTGTAATTCGTTCATGTTATCTTTATTTGAATGATTATCATTGGCATCATTATCATTAAAAGAACCCTGAGTATCGTTCTTTTCTTGATATGATGTTAAATCTGATTTATAATCAGTAAAGAAGTATTGCTTCGATTTATCATCTCTGTATTCTTCATAAGATGCCCAAGTTCTTTTGGCAAAGGTTGGGTTAATGATTTTACCATCCGAACCAATTTTCTGGGCAAATGAATCAGCACCATGTGAAACTAGTGAGGTCTCAAGGTAACGAACAATTTCAGTAACTATTCTACGTACCATAACTCCCTTAGAGTCATAAGTACCCAGTTTCTGATAAAATTCATTATCTTCCATTTGGGGATGGGATTTATCCCACTTAAATTGTACAGTAACTGAATTACTATGAATTGAAGGAGGTTCCATAAGGATGCCTCTAGCAATTCTTGGGTTTGCCTTACCATCGATTTTCAGAATACCGTTGATACCAGCGGGTATAGTAAAGCTACCGTCTTTATAGGATTCCTGCCACATTACTTGTGATACAGCACCAATAGCATTACCGATGTTGGTTTCATGGTCACAGTTTACTGTTTGACCAAGCAACATCTTCATAGAAGCCTTTAGTACTCCATTCTGACCAAAGTCTGTCGGGTTCCAATTCTTAGATACGATTGTTTCTGAAAGTAATCGGAACATAGGTTCGATAAACTCTTCATCCTTTGGAGTTAATTCCGATTTATCCAGGTTAGGGTAATAGGTATTATAATCTATATCCCCTCCCCAAAATCCAAATTGAGCAATGGTGTCCGGTGTAGGATTCTTCCATTTGTAATAATTCTCGGAGAAAGTCTGGGCTCCCACTGCTTCTGGGATATACCCAGCCATAATGGTATGGCCTTGACCTATCACCATAGAATCAAGATGCTCTTTGTTTTTCTTTGTAAATTTACTCATCTTGCTTTAGTATTTTGGTCTCCTCGAGAAGGAGCCGGGT